CTCCAGGATGATATCGACGGCAAGCTCGACGACCATGCGAGCCGAATCACCGTACTGGAGACCGCGACCCGTGGGGCGCCGAACTATCATCACCTGGACGCCCTGCACGAGCAAGTCCACACCGTCGGCCTCAAGGTCAGCAGCATCGCCGGCCGTATGGATGGTATCGAGGCCACGCTGCGGCAGATCACGAGCGTAATCCTTGAAAAGGGCCTGGAATGAACGAGGACGACCGCAGGCGTTACCACAGCGTGCTCGCCGAGATCGCGAGCGCCCCGGGCATCGGGCTGACCATGCTGCAACGGGAACTGGAGTTTACCCATGGCATCGTGGCCTCGGGCGCGCGGCTGCGGGCCGACCTGGCGCTGCTCGCCGATGCAGGGCTGGTGCGCTGGGACGGCGCCGGGGCGCTGCTGACCGAGCGCGGCCTGGACGTGGCGCGCCAGCGCGTCGAGATGCCCGTGCTGTAATGGCCCACACCCAGGAAAAGAAGGTGCGGCTGCGCTCGGCGTATATCAGCGGGCTGCCGATCGAGGTCGCCGCCGAGAAGACCGGCGTGCCGTTGCCCACGGCGCGACGCTGGTATCGCGATGCGCGCCAGGCGGGCGACGACTGGGACAAGTTTCAAGCCGCGAGCCTGATCGTCTCCGGGGGTGGTATCGAGCAGGCCATGGGGCGCATCATCGCCGCGGCGCTGTTGCGTTGTGAGGCGTTGTTGGACACCCCGCCCCCGGACATCGAGGGCAGCATCAAAGCCATGTCGACGCTCGGCGACACCATCGCCAAGCTCAATGCCGCCGGCCGTGCGTGGATGCCGGAGGCGGACCGGCTGGCGATCGAGACGGCGGCCGTGAAGCGTTTCGCCGAAATGATCCTGACGCGCATCCCGGGCTGCGGCGAGGCCCTGGTGGGCGCGCTGGAGCAGTTCGCTCGTGGCGGGCAGTAACGCCAAGGCAGGCCGCCGCGCTCAAGCGGCCGACCTGCTGGCCTTCGCCGCCAGCCTGCGCTCCCGCATCGAGGCGGAGGTCGCCGGCTTCGACCACGACGCGGCCGCCAGCGGGCAACGCCGGCGGCTGGCGATGGCGGATCTCCAGCACTTCGCGCGGACCTACTTTCCCCACTACGTCACCCAGCCCAACAGCCTGTTGCATGATTATCTCTACCGGCGGCTCCAGGAAATCGCCGAGAGCGACCAGAGCGAGGCCGAGGCCATCGCCGCCCCGCGTGGAGAGGCGAAATCGACGATCACCTCGCAGATCTTCGTGCTCTGGTGCGTGGCGACGCAGCGCAAGTGGTATGTGATGATCGGCATGGATGCCTTCGACCAGGCGGCGCTGATGCTCGAGGCCATCAAGGCCGAGCTGGAGTCCAACCCGCGCCTGGCGATGGATTTCCCCGAGCTGACCGGCCGCGGGCCGGTCTGGCAGGCCGGCGTGATCGTGACGCGTACCGGCCGGAAGATCGAGGCGGCGGGCAGCGCAAAGCGCATTCGCGGCCGCAGACATGGCTCGCATCGTCCCGACCTATTTGTCGGCGACGATCTGGAGAACGACGAAAACGTCCGCACGCCCGAACAGCGCGACAAGATCGAGGGATGGATCAAGCGCGCGGTGCTCAAGCTGGGCGGCGCCGGCGAGAAGTTCGATTGCATCATCATTGGCACCATTCTGCATTACGACAGCGTGCTCGCCCGGCTGCTCGCGAATCCGTTGTGGACGGGCAGAAAGTTCAAGGCCATGATTCGGTGGCCGGACAACATGGCGCTGTGGGACGTGTGGGAAAACCTCCTGCTCTCCCAGGGAGAGGACGCGGCCAACCTTTATTACGCCGAACACCGGAACGCGATGGATGCGGGCGCGCAGGTGAGCTGGCCTGCTTGCCGGCCGCTGGTGGCTCTGATGAGGCTGCGCGCCCGCGACGGTCATGCCGCCTTCGACTCAGAATTTCAGAACGACCCGTTGTCGGACGAGGACGCCCCGTTCGCCGCGGCGATTCATTTCTGGGTGGATCGTCTCAAGGAGTGGGTCTTTCTCGGCGCTTGCGATCCCAGCCTCGGGCGAGCCGGGGCGAGCCGCGACCCCTCGGCGATACTGGTGGGGGGTCACAACCGGGAAACGGGCATCCTCGACGTTGTCGAGGCGCTGATCGCCAAGCGCCTGCCGGATCGCATCATCGAGGACATCATCAGCCTCCAGGCCGAATACCGGTGCGCGCTCTGGCTGATTGAAGCCGTTCAGTTCCAGGCATTCCTGTACTCGGAACTGGTCAAGCGTTCGGCGCAGCGCGGCATCCCGGTGCCGGGGCGCGCCGTGACCCCAATTGCCGACAAGGTGCTGCGGATCGAAGCGCTCCAGCCGCACATGGCCAACGGGCTGATCCGGCTGCACCCCAGTCAATCGACGTTGATCGATCAGCTGCGGCATTTTCCGAAAGCGGATCATGACGACGGCCCGGACGCGCTCGCGATGTTATGGATGGGCGCGACGACCATGACCGGAGGAAGCGCGGGGTTCGTATCGCTGCCGCGCGCGAGGTGGCAGATGTCGGGCCTCATGGATCGCGATGCCGGGACCCCGGAGCGTGGCGCGGCGAGTCTTTCGCGGAGATTTATCTGATGGGACGGATCGTCGATCAGTACGGACGCCCGATCGACACGGGCGAGCTCGGTACGGCGCAGACGGCGCAGGTGACGGCGTTACAGAACCAGTATCTCGTGCCGATGCTCTCTGGCCTGACGCCGGCATCGCTCGCCGCCATCTTGCAGGAGGCCGACGCGGGCGATCTGTACAGCCAGCATCGGCTGTTCGCGGACATGGAGGAGCGCGACACCCACATCGCCTGCGAGATAAACAAGCGCAAGCTCGCGGTGATGCGGCTGGATTGGGACATCGTGCCACCAGCAGGCGCCAGCGCGGGCGAGAAGGACGCGGCCCGATGGGCGAGATCCGTACTCCAGGATGCGGTCGACCCGATCGAGGATCTCATCCTCGCGCTCATGGACGGTATCGGCCACGGCTTCGCGGCGGTCGAGATGGAATGGCGTATGGATGACGGGCAATGGCTGCCGTCCTTCTGGCCCCGCCCGCAGGAATGGTTCCGGCTCGACCCTGGGCGGCGCGAGTTGCGTCTGCTGGACGCCACGGGAGCAGGCGCCGAGTTGCAGCCCTTCGGCTGGGTGCTGCATACCCACGGGAAAGCCAAGACGGGGTATCTGGGCCGCATGGGCTTGCATCGCGCCCTGGTCTGGCCGTTCCTCTACAAGGCCTACAGCCTGGGCGATTTCGCGGAATTCCTCGAAACCTACGGCTTGCCGATCGTGCTGGGCAAATACTGGAACGGCGCCTCCGAGGACGAGAAGGCGAGCCTGATGCGCGCGGTGACCGCGCTGGGACACGATGCGCGCGCCATCATGCCGGCCGACATGCAGATCGAGATCCAGAGTGTCACGGGCAAAGGCGACAGCCTGCCGCACATGAGCATGATCCAGTGGGCGGAAAGCGCGATCTCCAAGGCGATACTCGGCCAGGTGCTCTCGTCGGAGGCCAAGGCAACCGGCATGGGCTCGGGGGTGGCCGCGCTGCACGCCGAGGTGCGGCACGACATCCGGGATGCCGACGCGCGCCAGATCGCCGGCACGATCACGCGCGATCTGGTCTACCCGCTGATCGCGTTGAACCGTGGGCTCGGGAGCCTCGCGCGCTGCCCGCGGTGGGTGTTCGACTGCGGCGACGCGGAAGATCTCTCCATCTACGCCGAGGCGATCCCCAAGCTCGTGAGCGCCGGCATGCGCACCATTCCGGTACGGTGGCTGCACGAGAAGCTGCGCATCCCGGCACCGGTGGACGCCGAGGCCACCCTGGGGCAGGCAGAGCCGGCTGCGGTGGCGAGGGCGGCATTGTCGTCGGTCGATACGGCCGGCCAGGACGCGCTCGATGCGCTGGTAGAAGAGGCGCTGTCGGGCTGGCAGGCGCCGCTCGATTCGCTGGTCGAACCGGTGCGCGCGCTCATCGAGCGTGCGGTGGCCGAGCGCTGGACGGCGCAGGCACTGCTCGATGCCTTGCCGGGCGTGCTGCCGCAGATGGACGAGGCGCCGCTGGCCGAAATCCTGACTCGGAGCGCCTTCGTCGCGCGGTTGGCGGGCGTCCACGGGCTCGATGCCGCTGCGGATTGAGTCCGCGCCGGCCGGCGCGCCGCTGTTTTCCGAGGCGAGCCCGGCCGAGTTCGCCGACGCGTTCCGCCTGCCTCCGGAGGAGGCAGCCCGTTACATGTCCGGGCGCGAGCGGGTGCGGATCAGCTATGACTGGCGCGAGATCTGGCAAGAGGAGCACGCCTATCAGTTCACGGTCTCGCGGCTGGCGCGCGCCGACCTGCTCTCGGACATCCGCGCCCGAATCGAGGCGAGTGTGGCGGGCGATGTGACACGGCGGGACTGGATGCGCGATGTCGAGGGCATGCTGCGGGAGGCCGGCTGGTGGGGCACGAAACCCGTCGTGCGCCCTGACGGCGGCGCGGTGACGACCAGGTTCGATCCGGCTCGGCTCAAGCTCATCTACGACGTCAATACCCGCATGGCCTATGCCGCCGGGCGCTGGGAACGCATCCAGGCGGCGCGGGCCTCCCATCCCTACCTGCGCTACGTCACCCGCGCGGACGAGCGGGTGCGGGCGAGTCATCGTCCCTGGCACAACGTGACCCTCCCGGTGGATGATCCCTGGTGGAGCACGCACTACCCGCCCAACGGCTGGCGTTGCCGCTGCCGGGCGGTGCCGATGCGCCGCGCGGACTACGATGCGCGCTCGGACTTGGCGACGACCCCGCCGCCCGATGAGGCCGTCCAGTGGACGAACAAGCTCACCGGCGAGACGCTCGCCATCCCGCGGGCGATCGATCCGGGCTTCCAGTACAACGTGGGCGAGGCAAGTGCGCGCTGGCAGGGCCTGATCGACGCAGGGAGGCAAAAAGTCGCCCAGTACGCCGCGGACATCGGCGCGGCCGCTGCCGATTCGCTGGCCGATCTGGCCCGGCGCGACTGGCAGGAGTGGATCGAAGGGGCACTGAGCGGCCGCGGCCGCAACCGTATGGGCTGGCTCGGCGTCATCCGTCCGATCGATCTGGCGCACATGCGGGCGGCCGGGATCGATCCGGTCTCGGCCGAGATCATGGTGCGGCCGGGCATCGTGCGCGGGCCGAAGGCGACGCGCCATGAAAACGCCGGCACCGCGCTCACGCCGGAGCAGTGGCGCGCGGCGCCGGAGCTGTTTGCGCGCGCCGTGGCGCTGTTGCTGGATGTGAACAGCGGCAAGCTCTTGTGGTTGACTGCGGGCGCCCCCCGCCTCGCGCAGTTGGCGATGGAAGTGGATTTCGTGACGGCGAAGCCGAAGCGGCAGACCAATGCGCTGGTGTCCGCCTATGCAGTGGATCGGGCGACGCTGCGCGAGCGAATCGCCAACGGCACGGTCGCCGTGTTGTGGGGAGGTATCGAGTGACGGAGGGGCGGGACTCCCTCATCGATCTGCGGTCGGGCCGCAACCTCGTGGACACCCCTTGCCACGACTCGTCGCTCGATGGCGGACAGTATAGGCCCGACCGGCAGCCGTGATCCAGATCCTGGTCGATGACCGGCAAGTGCAGGCGGCCTTGCGGGATCTGCAAGCGAGGCTCTCGAACATGACCCCGGCCATGCGCGCCATCGCCACCGAGCTGGAGGCGCGTGCGGGCGAGCGCTTCGAGTCCGAGAGCGATCCGGCGGGCGAGAAATGGGCGCAGTTGTCCGATGCGACGCTCCTGGGGGTGATGCGCCGCGCCGGCCGCGGCAACGCGAGAAAGCAGCGCGGCGGCACGAAGGCGGTCGCGATCCGGGCACTGGCGAGCCGGCGCATCCTCTATGACCAGGGTGATCTGCTTGGCAGCCTCACCTCACGCGCCGGCCGCGATTTCGCCGAGGTGGGCTTCGGGCAACGCTACGCCGCGTACCATGAGTGGGGTACCGAGAGGATGCCCAGGCGCGGACTGCTGTTTGCCGATCCGCACGCGAGGTTGCTCGGCGAAGTCGACCGCACGTCGATCCTCGATATCCTGTCCGAGCACATCGGCGGGCGGTAAACCGAAAAACCGCTCAGAACGGCCCAGGAGCGTTTTTTTGTGGTCGGGTGCTACCCTCATATCACCCGCCCCGCGATCGTCGATCCTGTGGCCGAGTAACGCTAAAGTAACGCTATTGTGGTGCGGTCCGGTGCCGCCGTGAGCCGCACGACGGGCCGCAAACGCCACTTCCGGCATCGCGAGGACCTCCAGGGTCCTGGCGACGGACCCTTCGTGCCGAACGATCGTTCGGCGGTCGCCGCGGACGCTCGAGCGTTGCTGGCGGCGGTCCATTCTGATGTCGCGGTCCTGAACGGCTTCCCTCTGCCCGACCGAGCCGCGCCTGGGATACTGCGTCCCATGCGGGCGAACTTGGCAATTGCCACGATGGCCGTCGATCTGGGCGCGGCGGGAGACGCCGCGCCGGCCTCGTTCCGCCTCATGCCGATCGGCCTGTTCCGGTCCGATGACGGCTCGGGTCGGCCCAAGGGATTGGCCGGCTGGCGGCTCGACGAACCGACCGCCAGGCGCATCGCGGCCGGGAAGCGCGGGTCGCTGCGGGTGATCGACTACGAGCATCAGACGCTGCTTGCCGCGGACAACGGTCAGCCGGCGCCGGCCGCCGGCTGGATCGGCGGGCTGGAGGTACGCCCGGATGGCTTGTATGCGAACGCGGTCGAGTGGACGGCGCGCGCGGCGGCACTGATCGCGAGCCGCGAGTATCGCTACATCAGCCCGGTGTTCTCGTATGACCGGAAGACCGGCGAGGTGCGCTCGGTGCACAGTGCCGCGCTCACCAACACCCCGGCGCTCGATGGACTGACCGACCTGGCAGCCCAGTCGCAACTGGCATCATTTCTAGAGGAGAAGCAGATGAACGAGCTGATGAAAGCGCTCGGCCTGGCCGAGGACGCATCCGAGGCGCAGGCGCTGGACGCCCTGGCTGCCTTGAGGTCTCGCCCGCCGGATCCGGCCAGGTGGGTGGAAGTTTCCGTCCTGGCCGCCGTGCGCGAGGAGTTGGCCACCGCCGTCGCGCAGCTCCGCGCCATGACGGCCGAGCGTACCGCCGCCGAAATCGACCAGGTGATTCAGGCGGCGCTGTCCGCCGGCAAGCTAACCCCGGCCACCGTACCGCATGCGAAGAAGCTCGCCGAGGTGGGGCTCGCGGCGCTCAAGGACTTTATCGCGGCCCAGCCGGCGATCGTGACACCGGAGTCCATGCAGAGCGGCGGGCGGGGAAACCCCGATCTCGGCGAGGCTAGCTTGACGGACGAAGAGCGGTACGTATGCACGGCATTGGGCATTACCGGGAAGGACCTCATCGCGCACAAGCGGGCGATCCGCTGATCGGCGCCCATTGCACCCATTCCGATTTCTGCAAGGAGTAATCCGATATGGCCATCGTCAATCCCGCACTGATCACCGCGCTGCGCGCCGGCTTTTCGAAAGCGTTCCAGGACGCGCTCGCGGCCACCGCTACCGACTGGGAAAAAATCGCCACGCGCGTGCCCTCGAGCAACGCAAGCAACACCTACGGGTGGCTGAATCAGTTTCCGAAGCTGCGCGAATGGGTGGGCGATCGCGTGGTCAAGGACATGGCCGCGCAGGCCTACCAGGTGCAGAACAAGCTCTACGAGGGCACGGTGGGCGTGAAGCGCACCGACATCGAGGATGACAACGTCGGCGTCTACACGCCGCTGTTCGCCGAGATGGGCCGCGCCGCCAAGACCCACGCCGACGAGCTGGTGTTCGCGCTGCTGGCCGCCGGCGCGACCACCACCTGTTACGACGGCCAGTTCTTCTTCGACACCGATCACCCGGTGTATCCGAACGTCGACGGCACCGGCACCGCCACCACCGTGGCGAACGTGGTGGCCGGCGCGAATCCGGCCTGGTACCTGCTCGACAATAGTCGGGCGCTGCGCCCGCTGATCTTCCAGGAGCGCACCATGCCCGAGCTCGAGGCCCTGGCCGCCACGAACGACGAGGGCGTGTTCGTGCGCGACGAGTACCGCTACGGCATCCGCTACCGGTGCAACGCAGGCTTCGGCTTCTGGCAGCTCGCCTACAAGAGCCAGGCGACGCTCGACGCGACCAACTTCAATGCCGCCTTCGCCGCGATGCAGGCCATCAAGGCCGACGGCGGCCGCCCGATGGGGGTCAAGCCGACGCATCTGTTGGTACCCCCGAGCTTGCGCGCGGCGGCACTGGCGCTCATCGAGGCACAGCTCACCGGCGGGGGCGACTCCAACCCGAACTACAAGGCGGTTCAGGTGATCGTCTCGCCGTGGCTGTAACCGGGATCGGGATAACTGCATAGAGGTGGCAGCGATTGTCACCAGTAACGGCTGGCCCGGGTCGGATCTCCGGCCCGGGCCTGACAAGCAGAGGTAGCAGATGAAGGCAGAACGGAAGGAAACAGGCGCGGCCCAAAAGTTCCGGCTGACGGTACGCACCATCAGCGCGATGAACCACCAGGTACGCTACCGCGCTGGGCTCGGGCCGTTCGGGCGCGATCCGATAGTTGTCGAAGTAGATCCCTGGCAGGCCGAACAACTGCGCGCAGATCCGATGCTCGTGGTGGGTGAGCCGACGGAGTAACCGGTGGCCTATGCCACGCGTGCCGGCATGATCGAGCGCTACGGCGAGCAGGAGCTCGTCGAGCGAACCGACCGCGTCGGCGCCGGCGTGATCGACCAGGCAGTGCTCGATCGCGCGACGGCCGATGCCGATGCGCAGGTGGATGGCTAT